CGTACCCGCCAAGATGGTAGCTTCAGAAACGCTGAATGGAGCCACCTCATCGCTGACCACTTGAAATAGCTTTTCAAACTGCTTGATCTGCTCATGATCTTGCAAGAATGACGCCAACTGATCGCGTGTCAAACTTAGTTTTGAAGGAGTCGCCATCAGTAGGCTAACGGCTCAATTGCCGCCTCTAGTCTAGCAAACGACATATGCGCGTCTGACGTGCCTTGGAATCGCTGTATGCGCCAGTTACGCATCCAACCCTGCTGGAACCACACCAAACGCTTTGCACGCTGCCCTGTCTTTCCAGCGCTGATGAACTTCTGCTGGCTCCACGTTTCGCCATCAGTTGAATAGCTAGTGTTGATTGTCGGGTCTGTACCATAGGCAACGGAGCCAGTTAGGCCAACAAGCTCAAGGTTCTGAATGATCGCGCCACGGCCTTCGTTATAAACGATTGTCGTGCCAAATTCCCAGCGCACCTTTTGTCCGTAATGGGTTGAGATATTGTTGACCATATAGCCGACAGATGTGCTTGTTGGATCGCCTACTAGCCACCTATCATAACAATATACAAGGTTCTGTGCGCGGTACTTAGATAGACCTACCAAGCTGCTTGTCAGGGTAAACCATACTGGCTGGCCTAAGTCTTGCGAGGCTGCGCCATCAAACACAAGCGTGCGATCGGGTAGGTGAATATATAGATGTTCGTGCGCTCTGTCATTACGCGCCTCTATCTTAACCGTAGCAAGCTGTTCTTCGGTGAACTCAAGCAGAATCTGATCTATCTCTTGCGTGCTGATTTTATTCGCTTTGGCATTAGCGCCAAGATAAACGCCAGGAGCTTCATTGAAGCCGCTACCAAGGTAGGCGATGTTTTCAAGGTATACGCAGCAAGCATGAGTGCCGACAACACCCTTTTCAATCTGAGCGCCCTCAATGCGCTGGAATGGGAACAAGTCGCCGCCTACGTTATCATAGACTTCGATGGTATTCCGATTCAGCGCATAAATCTCATTGCGTAGCTTGAGCAATGCAACAACAGGGTCAGGGTCAATTTCGGACGAACCATACTTCAGGGGATTAACCTGTGTCGGGTCGCTTAGTTCCGTAACGACAAGAAACTCTCCGTCGGTGGTCATGAAGTAGCCATCTACCCAAACGACATCTAGAACAATACCAAGATCAGGATCGGTGACTTGCACAAGGCCACCAGTAGGCGAGTAATACCAGAGCTTATCATTCGAAGCGATGGCCAAGAGGTCAAAGCTATAATCTAGAGTAACCAGCTTTCCGTTGTTCTGAACATCGCCTATAACCGTTATAGCGCCAGTGCTGGATACTGTGACAAGCTTGGAACCCATCACACGATAACAGATGCCGTTCCAGTTAATGCCGCCACGATCGATGCCAGGGCCAGTGCCGTTGGCCACCAAGCCATCAGCGGGACGCAGGAAGCCTTCGCTAATACCATTACTCTTTGGCACTGGAATCATATTGACAGGATAGGACGTGCGAAAGTCCGGCCCATTGTCCGTGTAGATTCCATTGACTATCGGAATTTGAACCATGTTTTATCCGACAAAGTTAGAGGAGGATGTAGCCGCCATCCTCAAGTAATAGAAAGTCGCCATTTTGCTGAAGCAAAGCGCCCAACACTGGGCCTCCGCCTGTATTGAAATAGCGAAGGCGTGAGCGCAGGCGCGTCAGCAGGAACATTAGAAGCCTTCGCCTGGAATGATGTGGAGCGAACCACCGCCAGCAGGAGCGATGTACGCGATCGTATCATAGTCACGGAACTTGGAGATGGTGACCTGACCGTTTGGCGGAACAAGATAGTCAGCAGTTGTTGCTTCAACGCCAGAAGGCCCAACGCGCACAAAGCACTCAACCGAATTGCGGCTAGTGATGCAAAGTGTTTGGGTATTAACAGGTATAGATGAACTTCCCGTTGCAACGCCAGGTGCTACTGCAAAGCCACGACCATAGGCGGGTGCGAATGTTTCAATATCAGCCATAATAAACTCCTTTAGTTTCCTTAGCGTAAATTGCGCTATCTGTCACCACTTAGTCTCGTCAGCCCAAAAGGCAGCAGACATCTTACCTTTAGCAATGTTCTTTGCGTGCCTAGCCTTGAAGGATGCGCGCTTTTTCTTCATCGCCTCAGACTCACCCTGCTTTGGCGATCCAGCGGTCTTAGCGCCTTGCTCTCCAAATCGAATGGTCTTTATCTTGTCGCCTACCTTAGCGACAACAATGTGGGACTTCTTCGGATGGTTAGGCGTGCGCTTAGGTTTGTTATAACCCGAAACGCCAGCCCTTTCCAATCGAGAGTCCTTAGGCATTAGCCAACTTTCCACACAATGCCGTCGCTGTAAACAGGAACGAAGTTAGAGCCTCCGCCTGCAACGGTTGCAGCAAATGTCGTTGTGCTTCCGTCAGTGATGAAAGCCCGTGCACCAGTGTTACCAACAGCATTTGGAAGCTGGGCAAAGGTAGAAGGCGTTGTCTGAACCGTAGCTGCAACAACATTACTGAAGTTGGCTTGCATATAGGTAATCATCGTTGTCACAGAACAACGGCGTGCATCACCTTGGCTGGTTACATAAAGCGGGAACTGATCTCCACCTGATACCTGAGTAACGGTAGGAAGCTGGTTAATTGTAGGCATGATTTAACTCCATTCAATGGGGCCATCAGGCCCAGCGTCAACAGGATCGATAGGTCTAGGGACGAAGGGATTATCCCAACGCCAAGGTTTATTGCCCTGACCTGTCGGCATTGTTTCAGGTAGCTGCTGCTCAAGCGGGAATGCAGCTCTTTGCAGCAGTGTGTTGTATGCAGCCTTAGCAGTTACCTTGGTGTCAGGTGACACGGCTTTACCATATCCAGGCGCAATACGAATGGCGAGATTAGTGATGATGGCTTCCCATGCGCTGTCAGGCGTAAAGGTAGGCTCATCTAGATCGCTGTCCTGTGGGCTGCTAGGCAGTGAATAGCCCAAGCGCAGTCCTTTAGCGTTCCACTCAGCAAGCATAGCATCAAGGCGGTTAAGCGCACTCTGTAGCTGCTCTGGCTGTAGATCGAACACATATTCCGCCATGCCTATTTCTTCAAAGGCAGCGGATATGAACTGTCGCTTGCTATAACCCATTTATTCCTCCAGCGCAGTTGCAATGCGTTCAGCTAGCTTCTTATCAGAAGTGCGAGCATTAAACGATACATTTAGTTCTTTTGCTTTGTCCTCAAGCTCATCGCGGGTTGCGTCTGATACTTCGTCAACCGCATCTTCAAAGGATTCCGCAGATTCAATAATCTCTTTAGCTACCTTGCCGCCTTTGGCTTCTTCGTATGATGCGAACCAACCCTTCGCAATCAATGCGTCAAATGCCTCTTTGTCCGCAGCGGGACGGGTAGCATATGTGCCGCCACGAGGCTTCTTGAATGGGCCTGGTGTACGATATAGAATTGCTGGAAAGTCGGTCATTTCTTTTTCATCTTCTTGCTCATGCCTGCTTCAGACAGAGCGATGGCAATAGCTTGCTTTGGGTTCTTAGCCATAGGAGCTTTCTTTGGCCCTTTTGGATTAACGCCAGCGTGCAGCTTACCAGCCTTGTATTCACCCATAACTTTGGCGATCTTCTTGGCGGCTTTGGTAGGTTTCTTTGCCATCTTTATTTCCCTTTACGAAAAGTAGGGGGAAGCCGAAGCCTCCCCCATCTCTATTATGATTGGTTGAAAAGAAGAATACCAGCCATTTCTGGGTTCGTCATTACAACACCATACAGTGTGTCCAGCGTGTAAAGCGTCTGGAAGGTCAGTGGATCGAACTTCTTGGTCATGACCAATTCGATACCCTGATCCGTAGCAGCACGCAGTACGTCAACGCCAGCGCCATCTGGAACAGCATAACGGCCTGGGAGGAGTTCGATTGAATCCTTGCGCCAGAACGGGTTGATGTTCGAAGCTACCTTGTTCAGGAAGTTCAAAGATGCAGTTGCCGAAGTCGATGCAACCGAAACGTTCTGATACTGAAGTTCAGCATCAGTTGGTGACGAGTTAGCGCCGATGATTGGAGGGCTGATAACCATCGTAGTGCCATCAACAACATCAATAACACGGAAGGTCTTCAACTGACCTGTCGTGCGCTTCGTGATGTGGTGAACAGCTTCGATGCCAGTGATCGTGAACGCATCGCCATCAAGAATGCCAGTTGTCGAGGAGACAGTAACAGTTTGATAGCGGTTGTCTACGTTCAGAACGCCTGCAACGCTGGAGGTGGTTGCTTTTGGAACGTAACGAACCTGAGCGCCGTTGGTTGCAATCGTGCGGGTTGCCGAGTTTGCATTGCAACGGTTAGCATAATCAAGCTTGTAGGTTTCAAAGCCAGCCACTGGGCCAACATACGAACGC